GGGCATCAAATATTATTTTTTGGTGCCCTTTTTTCTATTATATAAGTTTTACATTTTCCCCCATAAAACCCCACATTTTTCCACTTGTTGTTTATAAAAGAGGCAAAAATTAGGTGCGTTCTCTCTCCATTTTCCCAAAAATTCTTTTCTAGAAAGCGGCTTACTATGGATATAACGGACACAACCGAAAAAACAAGGAGAAATAAAAACATGTTCGAAGTTGATTTCCTAAAGGCCACTGCCGAGAGAGCAATCAAAACTTTCGTCCAAACCCTACTTGCATTAGTGGGTACAGACGCAGCAGGTATCTTGTCAGTTGACCTAAACGCTTCACTTCAGGTAGCAGCCTCTGCTGCTTTCATCTCAGTACTAACCTCATTTGGATCTTCCTCATTTGGTAGTACAGGACCATCTTTGGCTGGTGAAACCACAAAGCAAATCGTGGTTAAGGCAGCAGCTAAGAAGAAATAATTAACTAAAGAGCCGAGGCTCCTTTAATATTTTTTAGGGGAGTCTTGGCTTTTTTGATAGGAAAGAAAAACCCTCAATGAGCAACGAATTAGAGTTCCTGGGCCCAGACCCAGAAGAAATTGACCCAACGGACTCAATCCCTAGACACGATGACCCAATGGATTTGCGCCCCGATCTTTCGCGCATCGGCATCGTTGAGATAGAAAAGGGTGTGTGTGAGGATACCTACGAAAACCGTCAACTCCTACGCCGAAACGAATTTAACTGGGACGCTGTCTATGACAACTCTGGCCGCCCAACTGGGCTAATCGCGGCTCGCTCTATTGAGTCGTCCCGTGAACGCCGTCTACTTTCACTTGCCGAAAAGAAACCTCTTCTTTCCGACCCCAACAACACAAACTCAGATTTCATTACGGGCGTCGACCTTATGGCAGATGACGCCGCCTACAAACTTTGCCCACCTTGGGTTGTCGGTGCTACTCGCGCCTACATAAAGGAACAAGAGCAAGGCGGCCCGAAGTCTTCAAAGCGGGCACCTCTTGGGCTACCTGCTCGGTGCCGCATTGTGAAACCAGACGGCATCCGATGCCAGCTTTGGTTTAGTGGTCGTATTAAGGATGACGGTCTCTGCCGTATCCATCTAAAAACAATTCGCCGTCCTGGAGCTGACGTTGAACGGGCAAGACTCAAACTTGTTCAGGCTGCCCCATACGCTGTGGACAAACTTGAACAACTTATGGAAACGGCAATCTCAGAACCCGTCGCCCTTAAAGCGGCAACAGAGATTCTGGATCGCGCTGGAGTTCGAGGAGGCGTGGAGTTAGATGTCGGTATTGATGTCCAAGACTCACGGCCAGCCCATGTGATTGTTGCCGAAAGACTTCAACGGCTTGCCGAAGGAGCAACCATGATTGCTGGAGTTTTGGGGGATCAACACAGAGTTATTGACGCCGAGATTGTTGTTACTGAAGATTCTGAATCAACCGATGAAGAGAAAGATAAGAAGGACTGAACAGCTTATGAACAACTTAGATGACGGCACGGGAAGTAACAACTCTTCTTTGTACCTGGTAGATCTGGCAAGAGAGCTTGCTGAAGAACTTCAATCGGATATCAGACTAGCCACCCACCGTGAAGAACATGTTCGAGTAACGGCTAGGGCTAACAAGGCTTTAGAGTTATACGGTTATGTATTAGGAGAATCTGAAAACAAGTAGTTTATATATTAGACAGTTGTTATCAACAGTCTAATTAATAAACTACCATTTGTCAAATCGGAGAAACGGCATGGGACTTAAAGACGGAAACTGTACAAAGGAAACGGACTACGACCCTTACCAGTACGAAGATGTCCTAGATTCTATCTTTGGCCATAAAAATATTTTTTAGGGGAAAAACGGCCTGCGCCTTCGCAGGAACTAATAACTTCCCTTTCCTAGCTATATAGCCCCTCCCAGGTGCACGGTTCATTATAAAGAAAAACCGTACAGACTTAAAACTAAGGGTGTATGGAAAGCGGCCTGCCCATGTACCCATTTATAACGGATTCAATAGGGAAGTGTAATTTGCATAAGGTGTAGCTTATGTGGGGCGACTGGGGCTCGAACCCAGGACCGACGGATTATGAGTCCGTAGCTCTAACCAACTGAGCTACCGCCCCTAGAAGAACCAGTCTATTGGATTTTATGAAAAAGCGGCCTGCGAACAGGGAAGTTATTTTTTAGGGGAACGGATCGTGTTTCACATTATGCAACAACGGGAACCTTTAATATTTTTTAGGGGAACGGAGCTAAGCGGCCTGGGAAAGAACGGCGTGCGCGTAAGCGAGCCCTATATTTTTTAGGGGAACGGATCCGAGCTGATCCATCCACGGGAACTAATAACTTTTTAAAACTAGAAGACGGATCGAAAAATGCAAGTAAACCAGGGATTGGATCCAATCGCAGGAAGTAATAACTTTTTAATTAGAGCTATATACCAGCTGACCTGGATGGATCGGATCTAAATAATTAAATAAATACTTGACTTTTACTTGACGGATTGGGTAGGATAACTTTACTCACCAGGGTTCGTAAAGCTTTTTCTGCAGGTAGAACTCGCAGTTGTTTTTTAAATTGATTAACTTCCCAGGTATCGCGCAGTCCCGCCTACCATCCCCCGATTTGACATAAATTTACTAACATGTTATCTTTGTTATAGAAAAGAGGAAATATGAGTTTTAAAGTACTTACAGAAACAGATGCAACAAACGGCACGTCAATGAAGGGTTATGTAAATATAACCCGTGCGCAACTTGAAAATGTTTTCGGTTTACCAAATGAATACGATGCATTCGAAGGTGACGGCAAGGTAACTACCGAGTGGATGCTTTTGCTTAACGGCGAGCATGTAGTGACGATCTATGACTGGAAGCGTTACGAAAACGGTGCCCCAGGTCTTGCTGAAAATTATGGCTGGCATGTCGGTGGTCACACTGAATCCGTAGTAGATTTGCTATTTGCTGAATTAGAGGAAAACGGCATGAAACGTGTAGAAAGCGATGGAGGAGTATTTTGCGAAGCGTAACTGTACTTAACGCAACGGGTTGGTCGCCAATAGTTTTGGCAAGTGACTTCAATGTTAAAACGGCAAGCGGAGAAGAGTGGTTGATTAGAGGGATGTCTGAAGACAATCTTGCAGACGGCAAGGGAGAAGTGGATATTCGTTATATGGGACCAGACGGATGGGTAGAAGAAAGTAAAGCGCCATCTGAAGTCGTAGATTTTGCAGTGAAAGTGTTTTTAGACTAGAAATATGATAGTTTAGGTTTGAGCGCGACTACAATTAAATATCGGATGTAAACAAAGTAACGGGTGTTAACCTCTTTCTACCCGCCTCTTGTCTCCATTTCCATCCGATCTATCTTGTAGTCGCTGCTCTTTTTTACCCCTTGTAGCTCAGTGGAATAGAGCAAACGGTTTCTACCCGTAAGGTCGGAGGTTCGAATCCTTTCAAGGGGACTTGACAAATTATTTTAAATATGTAAAACTATATCTATGGAGACACTACAAAGATCTAAAGACAGAAAAGTTGCTAACGCTGTTTCACGTAATGGCGATCAAGCATTAATTGCTAATACCTTCGGGTTACCTGCAGGAAGAGAATATTCCTGCCCTTCCACAACTTCGATGTGTGAAAAAGTTTGCTATGCAGGCAAACTAGAAAAGCTGTACAAAAGTGTAAAAGCTGTTCTCACTAGAAACTGGGACTTACTAAAAGACGCCGACTATCAAACTATGGTTGAACTATTAAACAACATGGTTTCAGACTTTAGAAAAGACTGCGAAAAGCGCAATGCTGAAAAACTATTTCGCATTCACTGGGACGGCGATTTCTTCAGTCAACAATATACGTTGGCGTGGAAGCAAGTCATTAAGTCTAATTCTGATATTCAATTCTGGGTTTACACTCGCGTGGCAGCTTCAGCCCAAACATTGAATGGGATTGAAAACTTATCTTTATATTTCTCTACGGATGACGACAACATAGAAGTTGCAACTATCTTAAAGAAAAAAGACAACATTCGGCTTGCATACCTTGCAGACAACTTTCAAGTCGGGCAAGCAAAGATGAAAGAGATAACTGGCAAGCCTGGAGCAAAGTGCCCTGAGAATGCTAAAAGATTATCTTTAATTTCTACAGACGGATCGGCATGCGTTCGATGTGGTTTATGTGTGTTTAACAAAGCAGACATAGTTTTTAGTGCAAGCAAAAAATAGACGGCATGGGGGTGGGGTTGACAAATGTCATCCCCGTGCTCTATAATAATTTTAGGAGGCAAGAGTGAAAGTAAAAACTAAAGATGAAGTTAAGCAATTTTATGCAGACCAATGTAAGGGTGCTATCGGTGCAAAATTAGTAACGGCTCGCCCTATGACGGACTCAGAGATTGAGGATTTTGGTTGGGATGAGTACGAATCAGACGGTGCGATTGTTTTAATTTTTGATAACGGGCATGTGTTAATACCTGCTCGTGACCCTGAACTAAACGGTGCTGGGTTTATTGAGTCAGCAAGTTTGGTTACCAAATGATAAAAGAATTAACGGAGTGCGCAACGTGCGACAATTTTGCAGATTTTATGCAGGATACGGTTTACTTAGTGCCACGTTATGTTGGCATGTGTTTTGAGTGTGACGAAAACTGACCCGTGAAGTAATAAGACCCCCTAGGAAACTGGGGGGTTTTATTTTTTTGAGAAAAAACAACTTGTATTTTCCAGCTGCGGATCAGCTCCCTTAAAAAATATTTTTTAGGGGAACAGCTTGGTCAGCTGCGGCGTTACGCGAAAGTTATTAGTTCCCAGCCTGGGAAACAAGTCTGGCCTCCTACCCCTCACAGCAGCTGTACGCGTTACTAGAAAGTTATTAGTTCCCGAAACCTTCAGTCAGTCTTGACATTATTTTTGTCAAATGCTATTATAGAGATTAGAAAGAGAGGAACTAAATGCCAAACTGGTGTTCAAATGAATTAACAATCAAGGGCGAGAAAGCAGAACTTCAAAAACTTATAGATTTTGTTGGAGCGCCTTATGAAAGACAATACGCAATGCCACCTAAATACGAGGAAACTGAAACTACAAAGTTTAGTAATCCTGTATTTGCTTTTTGGAATGTAGTAAGACCAGACGAAGAACTAATGGAGTCTTACATAAAAAGCGAGGCTTGGTATCAGTGGAATATAAACCATTGGGGAACTAAATGGGATGTTGCAAATGTTGATGGAGAGAACTCTTTTGAAACTTATGCCTTTCTAGATTTATTAGATAAAGGAGAGATTGGTTATTCTATGTGGACGGCATGGTCTCCATGTATTCCAATTATAGAAATACTTGCAGAAAAGTTTCCTACCCTTGAGTTCAAAATTATGTATGTTGAGCCAGGCATGCAATTCTGGGGAATAAATGAATATGCAAACGGAGAACTAACAGAAGAAAGGTATGAAGAAGAACTGAGCCACAAAGCCTATGTAGAAATGGGTGATGTCGGTAGTTGTAATTGTGCCGAAGGAAATGATGAAGAGTATTTCTATTCCGATTGCCCAAGAGTAGTTAGCGAAGAAAAAGTTAATTCCTAAAAACTATAACTGCCCCTTTGATTTTGTCAGAGGGGTATGTTATTATAGAGATTAGAAAGAGAGGAAATAAAAGTGGATATTCCATTAAATAAAAAGTTATTCAAGGAAGTTTCAATTAAAAATGGTGCTCAAAAAAGAGACGAATTTTTAGATTTGGCAGTTAATACTTTTTCTAAAGATGAACAAGTGCATACTGCTAACGAACTTCTTTTTATTGTAGGAACAAAAAGACCATACTACGAAAAAGCTAATGCTTTGACTTGTGCGGCAATTTTGTTTTGGGTAAATGGCGAAGTTGAAAAAGCACATAACTTGCTTCTTATCTCCGAGCAAATGATTGAATTTGTTAAAGGAAAAAATAGGGGCAAGAACAAACTGACTTTTTTGATAAAGAACGCAATCGCAACTGGTATGCCAGTTTCAGAGTTTTTGCCTTGCTTTAACACAAGAAAGCCAGTTATAGCAAAGTAAAAGATTTAGACCCTCCTACTTGACTTTTGTCAGTGGGGGGTTCTATAATAGAAATATCAAGGTAGCAAGGTGCTAACTTTGAGAAATGGAGAAAAACAAAACCCATGTCAGTATCGACAGTAACTACAACAACTACAGTTAAAACTTCTGATGTTGTTGCCGTATTAGATGGAACTAACGCAGAACAGTTAATGCAGAGCTTTAACCAAGTTAAGGCAAC